GGGGTTGACGGCCTCGCAGGTCGCGCACTGGACCGGCTGCGCCTCCGCCGTCTCGGCGGGGACCTCGGCGGCGGGCGGAACCTTGGCTTCCGGCGCGGGCGCGTCGGCCTTCGTGATGGTCATTGATTTCTCCTGCTGAGTGGCAGTGGCCCGCGCCCTGAGCGCGGAGAGTGAGCGGACCTGGGCCTCGGCGACCGCGAACGGGTTCACGGGCAAGGCGCAGGTGGAGATCTCGAGGAGCTCGAGCTGGCTGAGGACGAGGAGCTCCTCGCCGTCGCGGACCTCGACGGCCGCGGAGTGCGGGATGAACCCGACGCTGACGGCGCGGAGCGAGCCCTGGAGGAAGGACTGGTAGACCTTCTCGGCGAGCGGGTTGGCTTCGGCGGTGACGAAGTTCAGGCGCGCCTTGAGCGCGCCGTCCTCGACCCGGACGTTGGAGGCGAACCCGATCGGGAGGCTGAAGCTCGGGTCGTACGCGTCGAGCCCGAGGCCCTCGTTCGTCCGGTGCTCGTGCAAGATCACGCTGTTCGCGAGATACGAGTCGAGGAGCCACGTCGTCTGGTCCAACGTGGAGCCGTGCCGGTCGACGTCCGCCGTGCTGGCGATGACGTCGACGTAGCGGCCTCCGTCGGCCGAGGGCGTGACCGAGGTGCCGAGCGCAAGGCGCACCGCTCCCCCGGCCTCCCGAGTGCGGGATCCGTTGGCGTTCTTCATGGGTGCTTTCAGTTCAGAGGACGAGGCTTCGCGGGGCGCCGTTCGGGTTGAAGGGCGCGGAGGTCGTGGCGACGTACGGGCCCGGAGCGTTGGCCTGCTCGAGCTGCATCCGGCAGACGTGGAACACGTCGCCCGCGGCGGCGCCGGCGAGGCCGACGCCGAGCCCGTTGGCCGTGGCGGCGAGCTGCCTCTCGGTGAGCGTGAAGCTGAACCGCTGCCACGTCGTCGTGACGGTGATCGCCTTGTAGACCGTGGCGACCGTCAGGTTCGACAGGCAGAGCGAGAGGGCCTTCGTCCCGCTCGGCACGCGGAGCCACATCGAGAGCGTCCAGACCCTGGAGGCGTCCGCGCCGGCCACGGTCTGCGAGAGGTACGCGTACGAGGCGGTGGCCGTTCCGTAGGTGTAGGCGACGGCCGTCGAGCCGCCGTCGGGGTCGGCGACCCCGGTCGCGACGCTGTCGCCGGTCGACGGGGAGAAGTACGTGAAGCTCGGACTGCCGGAGCCCTTGAGCATGTTTTGCCGGTTGTCCCGGCGCCCGACGCCTGACGTCGCGCCCGAGGCCACGTACGGGCTCGGGGTCGTCTGATTAGGGACGACGACCTCCGCCATCGCGCCGAAGAAGTACCCCGCCACGGAGCCGTTGCCCTGGTAGTTCGCCGCCGAGTAGACGCTGGAGACGTAGAAGCGCGTCTCGATGCTGGCGTTCGGGGTGTACGGGTGGATCGCCCAGCACCGCCGCCACGCGGGGGCCCCCTGCACGACCTCGACGCCCGCCGTCACGCCCTGGGTCGCCAGGGTGCCGTTGGTGCCGATCACCGCGAGGGCCGCGCAGTCGAACCCGATCGCGTTGCCGCCGCCGTTCGGCGCGAGGTTCACGCAGGATCGGGCGCCGGGGAGGAAGAAGACCGACGTGCAGATCTGGGGGGCTCCGCGCAGGGAGGCCGGCTGGGTCTGGTAGACGAAGTGCGCCTGTGCGCTCCCGTCGACGCTCTCCGTGATCCTCGTCGCGCCGGTCCCGCCGAAGGGGTCCGCCTGCCCGCCGAGGAGCGTCGTGAAGCTAGGGTTGTTCGCCCACGGCGAGACGATGAGCCCGTCCGTCTGGAGGAGCTGGTTCACGACGGTGCCGCGCGGGCTCATGAGGTCGCGCTCCGCGGGGCGCCCGAGCTATTGGCCGGTGCGCCGTTGGTCTTCACGTAGTCGGGCATCGAGCTGCCCTGGACGATCTGGATGCCGGCCGTATAGAGCGTGAACGCGGCGTTGTTCGCGGCCGCCGAGAAGATGGTCGGCTGGATGCCGGACGCCCCGTTGCCCGTCGCGAGGACGAGGAACCGCTGCCACGCGGAGGTCACGGTGACCGCCTGCACGTTCGTGCAAACCTGCACGCGGAGTGGAAGCGATCCGGAGGCGACGCGCATCCACATGGCCCACGCGTACGGGACGCCGTTCCGGTAGACCGCCTCCGGGGCGGCGATGTTGCTGTAGAGGCGATAGTCGCCCGCGGCGCCGCTGCCGTCGTACGTCCACTTCTGCACCGATGCCGTCGGCGCGTCGGACGGCGCCGGGACGTCGAGGCTGCCGGAGACGATGACGACGCCGGTGTTCTTGACGTGCTCGGCCCTCGTGAGGTCGTCGCTGAACTTGTGGTAGTTCTGCCGATAGTCGCGCTTCCCGCAGACCGAGAGCGGAGCCGCGCCCGTGGCGACGTACTTCGACGGGGTCGTCTGGTTGGGAGCGGCGATCTCGAGCATCTCGCCCGTGAACGCGACCTGGTCGGTGCCGGTGAACGAGAGCCCGGCGTTCCCCGACGCCAGGTAGAGCGTCATCATGTTCTGCGTCGAGAGGAGCGACGTCGCGTAGTAGGTGATCCAGACGCGGTACCACCCGCCGCCGGCGTCCTCGAAGCCGGGGACCGAGGCGACGATCGTCGCCCCCTGCGCGGGCGTGTTGAGGTCGAAGAACGCGTAGGCGTTCCCGGAGCTGCCGCCGACGGCAACCCAGCCGGAGCCGGAGACCTTCTTCACGTAGCACGACCAGACGAGCCGGAGGCCGGACAGGTCGGAGGCGCGCGGGATGTTCAGCGAGAGGTAGTGCACGTTGTTGGTGCCGTCCGCGGTGAGCACCTGAGCTGCCGCGACTCCCACTCCGCCAGGCAGTGCGCCGCCGTAGGCCGGAGTCGAAGCGGCCGTCTTCGCCCATCCGGTCACATCCTCGGACGACGGCATCAGGTTCCGCACCGCGCCGCGCGCGACGGAGGGCGAGTCGGCCGAGAAGGACGCAGTGCTGACCGCGGTCAGCGGCAGGGCCGGCGTCGCGGTGTTGCGCGCCGTCGTGCCGGCGCCGTCGTCGAGCGGCCAGCGGTGGGAGGCCGTCGGAGGCGCGCCGGTGCGGAAGTGCTCGAGCACCTGCGCGGCGCTCCAGGAGTGACCCACGTCGTACACCACGTCGGCCATGCTCCCGCCCGCCGAGGAGGCGAACTGGGTGCTTGCCCCGATGGAGAGAGCGCCGTCGCTCATCGCCGAGAACGTGACGCCGGAGACCGTCCCCAGCGAGACCGCGTCCCGCCAGAGCGTGAGGGTCCGCGCGACCGAGTCGAGGGCGAGCGCGTAGACGTGCCAGTCGCCGTCGACGTAGGCGGTCGGGAAGCTCGCGATCCCGGAGCCGCTCATCATGTAGATGTTGAAGGCCCCCGTCGATATGAGGCTGATCATCCAGCCGTGCTGGTAGTCAGCGTCGTTGTACTGGACGACCGTCTTCGTTACGCCGTTCGAGAGCTGCGAGGCGTGCCTCCCGATCCAGGAGAACGTGAAGCTCCCCGCGCCGGGGTTGAGCAGCGCGCTCGACGCAGTCTTCCAGCCGGCCCCGGACACGGGCGCGCCAATGACGGCGCTCCCGCCGTAATGGCGCGGCAGGCGGCGGATCGAAGAGCCCATCGGGGATCAGGCCTGGGTGAAGTCGGGGGCGGGCGTGAGGACGGTGCCGTCGGCGACGGGGCTGGACGCCCGGACCTGCGCGAGCCCGGCGACGTACGCCTGCTCGTAGGCCTCGAGCGCCTCGAGGAGCGCCTCGGGGTCCGAGACGGGGAGCGGCCCGAGGTTCTCGGTCGTGCTCTTCGAGCCGTCGTCGTGCGTGAACTCGACGGTCGCTCGGTCGACGCCGTTGGTGCTGATGATCTTCACGCTCTTCATCGGGTCCCTCAGAAGCTCGCGACGGTGACGTCGGCGGCGGTGCCGGTGGCGATGACGACCGTGAGCCCGGTCGTGAACTGCACGTCGAAGGGGTAGAAGGGCTGCTCGCGCGTCGTGTCGATCACGCCGATGACGGTGCCGGAGCCAGCCGTGTTGTCGTAGAGCGTGAGCGTGTTGCCGGTGGCGCCCTTGGTGCCGACGGTCACTCCGCGCAGCGTGCCCGCGCCCGACTTGATGGTCGTCGTCGCGTTGGCGGCGAGGTGCGTGTAGCCGTTGGGCGAGTAGACGCGGAGGCGCGTGTTGGAGCGGTCCTCGCCGGCGATGTCGGTCGCGACGGTGACGCAGAGGTTGCCGGCAAGGTCCTGCTGGAGGGGGCCGACCTTCGCCTCGACGCGCGTCGCAGGGGAGGCGCTATAGAGGGCGCCCGTGACGGCGACGCTGGTGGGTACAGGACGGGACGCGCCGCTGCGCGACGGCCTGTAGCGGATCACGCCGTCGAGCGTCGGCGCGGTGCCGCCCGTGAAGCTGTCGACGGTGACCCAGAGGGCCTCAGCGTCGACCTCGACGTCGAGCGGGATCGGGCTGCCGATCTCCGCGGCGGGGATCGTGGTCGTGAGGAGGCGCTCGACCTTGGCGTCCGAGAGGCGCCAGACGGCGAGCGTGACCGCCGTCGGCGAGCCCGCGAGCACGAGGCTGTCGAAGCCGACCTCGACGTACGGGATGCGCCCGCCGGACTGGCTGTACTGGCCCGCGTCCGGGTGCGCGACGAAGAGGGTGGACGTGGGGACGCCGGCCTCGGCGGCCTGGGTCGTCAGGGTGCGGATCGTCTGCCAGGTCATGCGGAGGCTCCGGGGTCCGCGGCGGGCGCGGGAGAGGGGGCGGGGGCGGGCGCGGCCTCGGGCGAGGGCTCCGCGGGAGAGGGAGAGCCGGGCTCCGGGGCGGGCGCGGGGAGCGCCGCGGGGACGGGGAGCGTCGGGATCCGGAACGAGGCGAGGAGGGCCGGGACGTCGACCGGCGCGCCCGCCGTGACGAACGCGCTGACGGCCTGCGAGACCATCTGGATCATGCCGGCGCGGGACTTGTCGTCCTCGGTCGGCGTCGTGTTCCAGGCGGGCCAGGGCGCCGCGTCGACGGTGCCGAAGTTGTAGAGGCTCCACCAGACGAGCGACTGGTCGTGGAGCGTCGTGCTGAGGGTCTCGGCGTCCGCCTTGGTGCGACCGAGTCCGGTCTTGCCGTGCTGCGTGGTGGCCGCGAGCGAGCCGCCGTCGTTCTGCGTCGTGAGGTTCTGCCCGAGGAGCGAGACCGCGATGCCGTTGTCGGCGGTGGTGATCTGCAGCGCGAAGAGCTCCTGGGAGCGAGCCACCGACTCGACGAGCCGCATGTCGAAGCCGGCCGGGAGGGCCAGGGCCGCGTTGCGGCCGAGCGACTGCATGTCGTCGGAGATCTGCTTACGCTGGGTCTCGGAGCCGTCGGCGCCCGTGACTATCCAGGTCCCCATGCCCTGGCGCTCCGAGTAGAAGCCCCAGTCGCCGATGGCGAGCTTCTTGAGGAGTACCCAGCGGCTGAGCGCCCGATAGGCACCGTAGACCCAGGGGCGGCTCGAGCCGTAAGGCGTGTAGAGGATCCACTCGCCGTCTCCGGGAGTGATCTCGATCTCGTGGGAGCTGGCGTTGACGCCGGAGCCGGAGTCGGAGTCGGTCTCCGTGACGACGGTGAGCTTCCAGCTCCTCGTCGACCAGTCCCAGCGGAGCCAGCGCGGGTTCATGATCCGGAGACGCGGAATCAGGCGGTCGCCCTTGGTCTCCCACTCCTGGCGAGCGAGCCCGACGCCGAGCGAGAGCCCCCACGCGTGGAGGAGCTTGATTTCCGTCTCGGGGTAGGCGCTCCACCAGTCCTCGCCGGCCTCGAGGGCCTTCACGGCCGCTCCCTTGCGCCGGCCGCGGCCGGGCTCGAAGGAGAGGTCGAGGCCGAGCAAGGCGTCGGTCCTGGAGTCGAGGACGGCCTTCACGCGGTCGTCGCCGAGCATCCACTCCGTCAGGTCCGCGGCGAGGCGCATGTAGCCGCCGTCGGCCTGGACCTCGGCGGCCCTGATGAGCGACGGGCTCCACTCCTGGTAGGAGCGGATCGTCGGCTCGACGACGACGGCGCGCGCGGGCGCCTGCGGGGCGTCCTTCTTGCGGGCCTTCTCGACGACGGGGGCCGGGGCAGGGCTCAGCCTCGACCCCAGGAACGAGCGGGCTCGAGAGAGGAGGGAATCAGCCACGGGTGGAGCGGTTCACGATGTGGGGACTCCACGTGGGAGTCGGCGGTTGGAAGACCGCGAGTGCCAGTGCGTCTGCCCGATCGGTGGAGCGGCCGAGTCGGCGCCTCATGGAGCGCTTGTCCTCGACCTTGAACCGGTTGAGCGGGTCGTAGCCGAGGGAGGGAGCCGAGACGTCGTCGATGAGCGCGGCGTCCTTGTAGACGGCGCCCTCCTTGAGCCAGTCGCGGAGGGCGAGCCAGACGGCGTCGCGCATCCTCGAGCACTTCGGGTCGGGGCTCGTCCCGGCCGCCTGGACGTCGACGACGGTGCAGACGTCCGGGTGCCGTCTCAGGATGTCCGCGACGCCGCCGCCGACGCTCACCGCGTCGATGACGATGGTCGCGGGCGCGGCCTGCCCGGGCGTCGCGATCGTCAAGCCCAAGCGGGCGTACAAGGTCGACAAGAAGTCCGGCCTCGGCGAGGACGGCGGCACCCTCACGATCCAGGGCAAGGACGTCCCCGGCGTCAGCGTCACCGTCAGGGTCTGGAAGCAGGAGCAGCTCGAGCAGCTCGCCACGCTGATCGGGACTCTGTTCCCCGCCGGATCCGCGATCGCCGACCCGGTGAAGGTCTCGCACCCGGTGCTCGCGATCGTCGGCGTCACGGCGCTCTTCTTCGAGTCCGTCGACGGTCCGACCCAGACCGAGCCAGGCCTCTGGGAGACGACGTTCGCGGCCTCCGAGTTCAAGCCCGCGCGCGCGGCCGGCGCAGGCGGATCGCCGACCAGCGCGACCGGAATCAGCGCGAAGCAGAAGAAGGCCATGAAGGCCGCCGAGGCCGCCAACAAGGCCGGGATCGTGAAGAAGGTCGTAGCCGCGAGCTTCAAGAAGCCGCCCGGCCCCGAGACCCTCACGGGCGGCTCATGGTACTGATCGCCCTCGACGGCCTCTCCGTGATGGAGGGCTCGGTCGTCTTCCCGTACGACGGGACCTGGACTGCCACTCTCACGCTGGAGGGCTCCGAGGCCCCGTCCGGGCGAGTCTCCATCTCGGCCCCCGGCGCGGAGCTCTCGGGCACCGTGGTCGGCGGCGGCTCCGCGTACGGACGCACCACGCTCCGGATCGTCGGCGGCGCCGGCTGCCTCATGCGCTCCATCGGGCCGCGCTGGTGGAAGAACGCCCCGGTGCGCCTCCCGCTCGCGGACGCCTGCGACGCGGCCGGCGAGACCCTCTCCGGCTCGAGCTCCTCCGACGTCCTGTCGGTCACGCTCCCCGCCTGGGCCCGGGCCGAGGGAAGGGCCTCCCAGGAGCTCTACGCCCTCGCGGCCGTCGCCGGGGCGACCTGGCGCGTGCGCGACGACGGCACCGTCTGGATGGGCCGCGACGCGTGGCCGACCCTCGAGATCGATCACCGGACCGCCGACGTCCACGCCGCGGACCGCTGGCGGGAGATCGCGCTCGACGACTTCAGCGTCCGCCCCGGCGTCGTCCTCGACGGCCTCAGGGTCGGCCGCGTCACCTACCGGATCTCGCGCGAGCGGGTCCGCTGCGAGGTGCAGGGTGTCTCCTGATCCCGCCCGCCGAGGCCTCTCCGCGTTCGTCCTCGCCATCGTCGAGCCCCTCGTGCGCTGGACCCGGTCCTACCCGGCGTCCGTCGTCGCGCAGCGGTCCGACGGCACCGTCGACGTCCGCGTCGACCCGCCCTCCGGCCTCAGCGCCTCCAAGCCCGTCGGGATCACGGAGGTCCCGATCGCCGGGCTCCCCGGCGTCGAGGTGAAGGTGCGCCCCGGGGCCCTCGTGCTCCTCGGCTTCTCCGACGGCGACCGCTCCAGGCCGTACGTCGCGCTCTTCGACCCCTCGAGCCTCCAGGAGCTCAAGGTCACCGCCGCGGTGAAGGTCACGGTCGACGCCCCCGAGATCGATCTGGGCGACGCCTTCGGCGCCGTCCTCCGCGAGGGCGACACCGTCACGATCCCCGGCCCCTCCGGCGGAGCCGCGGGCCCCGTCACCATCAGCGGGCCCCTGCGCTCGCGAGTGAAGGCCTGAAATGGCGACCGACGACCTGGGCACCGACGTCGACACCTTCAAGCTCAACGACGAGGGTGAGCTCGACCTCGACCCCTACTTCGGCACCGTCGACGGCCCGCTCGCCGTCGCGCAGTCGGTCGCGCGCGGCTGGGAGACCCCAGAGGGCTCCATGGACTGGGCCCCCGACGAGGGCTTCGCGGTCGGCGACTGGATGAACGCCGACATCGACGAGGCCGACGTCCTGGCCATCGGCACCGGCATGCAGGCCGACGCGCTCAAGGACGAGCGCGTCGACTCGGTCGACGTGCGCCCCGCCTTCGACTCCGCGTCAGGCCGACTCGCCATCAGCGCCTCCGGGGAGACTGCGCTCGGCCCCTTCAAGCTCGTCCTCTCCGCAGACGCCCTGTCAGCAGCCGTGCTCGAGGTCACCGTCCCATGAAGCCCTGGTCCTCGCTCATCACGGCGCCGACGGCGGCCCAGACCTTCTCGGCCCTCATCGGGCTCGCGAAGCTCGCGAAGTTCCCGACCACGTCGTGGGGGACCCGGAGCGTGCCGCGGGTCCTGCTCCAGCTCTTCGCGTCGTCGATCGAGAGCTTCGGCGCCGTCATCGTCGGAATCGCCAAGAGCGGGTTCCGCACGACCGCCCTCGGGGACTGGCTCGACGCGGTCGCGGAGGGCATGTACGGGATCTCCCGCTTCCCCGCGACCTTCACGGTCGTCGCGGCCACGGTCCACAACGACGGCGTCGGCCCGCAGACGATCATGCCGGGCGACCTCTACCTCGTCGCCGGCGGCCTCCTGTACCGGAACGTCGGCGGCACCTTCACGGTCGGCGCCGGGGCCTCGCAGGAACTCTGGTGGCAGGCCGAGCACGCGGGCGCGAGCTACAACCTCGACGGCGAGGCGCTCGAAGGGCTCGCCACGCCGCTCGTCGGCGTCTCCCTCACCGCGGCCGCCGGCATCGGATGGATCGTCACGCAGGGCGTGGACGTCGAGTCCGACGAGGCGCTCGCGACCCGCTGCGGAGAGCAGTGGAGCACCCTCGGCGCCTCGGGCGACGCCGAGGCGTACGCGTACAACGCCAAGCTCGCCTCCGCGGAGGTCACGCGCGTCCGGGTGTACGAGGACACGCCGGCCCCGGGCTGGGTCACGATGTACTTGGCGGGCCCCGCGGGCCCCATATCCGTCGGCACCGCCAACGCGGTGAAGGCCTGGATAGAGGCCGCCGGGCGCCGCCCGATGTGCGTCGGCCTGGTCAGCGAGCCGGCCGGGACCCAGACCATCACCTGTACCGGCACCGTCAAGGTGAAGGCCGGGACGACGCTCGCCGTGAAGGCACGGATCGCCGAGGCGTTCCTCGCGCTCCAGGCGGCGACCGACTTCGGCGGCACGGTCGACTACTCGGAGGTCGTCGCGACGGTCCGCACGACCGACGGCGTCCTGCACCTCGCGCTCACCGCCCCCGTCGCGGACGTCGTCCTCGGCGCCTCGCAGCTCGCCGTGATGGCCGACGCCCTGACGTACCAGGAGGTCTGAGTGGCCCGCTCCTTCACCGGCTGGCTCCTCGAGACCGCGCCCCCGTGGCTGGGCCGCAAGTGGGGCAGGCGCTTCCTCGAGGTCGTCGGGCTCGTCCTCGACGCCAGCGCCGACGCCGCGGTCGACGCCGTCAAGGCGCGCTTCATCAATCTCACGCCCCCCGACGCGCTCCCCGTCGCGGGAGACGACCGGCGGCTCGACCGCCTCCTCGGCGAGACCGACGATCAGTACCGCGACCGGCTCCTCAAGGCCTTCCCCGCCTACCGGCAGCTCGGGAGCTCCAGGGGCCTCCAGAACCGCCTCCGCGAGGCCGGCATCGCGACCGCCACGGTCGTCGAGCAGCACGACTGGACGGTCTCCGACGGAGGCTACTGGGCTCGATATTGGGTCATAGTCCCGCCCCCGCACGCCTTCAGCGCCTCCGAGCTCTGGGACGACGCCGGCCTCTGGGACGACGCCGGCACCTGGACCGACCTCGAGCCCTCCGCGCTCGTCGAGACCGTCAAGGCGCTTATAGCGAAGTGGCACGGGGCGCACGCGGCCTGCGTCGACGTCACCGTGATCCTCTCGGGCGACCTCTGGGACCCGCTGACCCCCGAGACCTGGGACTCACCCGGGACGTGGGACTCGACGACTACCGCACACTTCTCCGTCTGACTGGGAGTCACCAAGCATGCCCGCATCCATTACCGCCGTCGCCACCTTCAGCGCGGTCACCACGCCGCTCGGCTCCGAGGCGCGCAACGCGGCGTCGTTCGCCGCGACGGTGCAAGAGCTGGCGAACCGCGACTACTACCTCCAGCAGATCTGCGAGGTGACCGGCGTACCCCGCATCCGCGCGGTCTCCGACGTCGCCGCGCTCCAGGCGCTCTCCCTCAGCGGGATCACGGACGGCGACCTTCGCCTGGTGACCGGCACGGAGTTCTTCGGCGTCTACCGGTACGTCTCGGCCTCGGTCGCGGCGGCCGCGCAGCCCTGGATCATCCAGCCCACGGTCGGCTCGGGCAGGTGGATCCACACCATGAACGACGCGGTCGCGGCGTCGAACGGCCTCGCGTCGCTCACCGGCGGCGGGCGCCTCGTCCAGCTCCCGGCCAACGCGCTCCTCTTCGACGGCGGCTACGGCGTCAACAGCGGCCTGATCAGCTCGAACAGCACGACGAGCTACGTCGACGTCGCCTCCATGACGTTCGCGGTCGGCACCGTCGCCGCCGGCGACGTCGTCCGCGTGAGCCTCCACTCCCGGATGGACAACAGCGGCACGACCGGCACCGTCCGGATCGTCGTCACGGAGAACGGCGGCGCCGTGATCCAGGTCCCCGGCGCGGTCCGGAGCGTCGCCACGGCCACCGACACGCTCGTCACGATGGTCGGCCGCAACGTCGTCGCGACCCCCGGGCCGCTCGTCGTGAAGGTCCAGATCCTCTCGGGCACGGCGGCGACCCCCGTCTCCCTCCAGGGGCCGGCCGCCATCACCTACCAGGTCGTGAGGCCGTAATGCCCGACACGTACCTCGACATGTCGCTCTTCCGGCCGAGCGGCTACGAGAACGTCACGGTCGCGGACTCCGCGACGCCGACGAAGCCGACCGAGGAGCAGCTCCGCGCCTGGACGCTCGGCGCCGTCGGCCCGCTCACCGCGACCCGCAAGATGCAGCTCCCGTTGACGAGGGGCTATCAGGCGACCGTCGCCAACCTCTCGTCCGGCGGATGGCCGCTCGAGGTCGGCGGGGCGACCGGAAACGTCGTCACGCTCGCGCCCGACGAGGTCGCCACCGTCGTCACGGACGGCGTGAACTACGGCCGCACCGCGACGGGAGCCCCGGCGCGCGTCAAGACGCTCAACGTCCCGATCACGACGTACACGGACACGAACCTCACCCTCGACCAGGCGAACGCCGACGCCCTCATCGTCACGGGCGGCACCGACGGCGGCGGGTACTCGCTCGCCTTCCCGGTCGGGTTCTCCCGTCCGGCGAACGACGCGATCTCCATCTACGAGGCGACGGGGACGGGCTTCTCGATCGTGCTCGGCGGGGATACGTGGAACCTCCCGGGATGGGGGACCATGACGATCCGCTGGTATGCGGGAGGCCCTCCCACGGCCTTCGTCTACACGCCGGTCATAGGGAGTGCGGGCGACGTCTCGCACGTGATGCTCGGCAACGGCCTTGCTGGCAACGTCCCCGCCGTCGCTCTCCCCGCCCCGGCCGCCGGCTCGAAGGGCGGAGTCGCTCTCCCCGCCTCGGCCACCGGCCTCGCCTACATGGACTGGGGCGGCTTCGGGACGGCGGGCGTCGCGGCCATCGCCAACGGCAACGCCGACCAGACCCTGAGCACCGGCCAGGCCTCGAACTTCGTCCTCATCTTCAGCGGCGCTCTCACCGCCTACCGCTACATCACGCTCCCCCTCACGGGCGGCCGGTCGTGGTGGGTCATCAACAACTGCTCCGGCGGCTTCGGGCTGAACTTCCGGGGGGCCACGGGCGGCTACGCGACGATCGGCAGCGGCGCCAAGGGCATGATCTGCACCGACGGCATCGCCTTCTTCGCTTGAAAGGCAGTGACTTGATGGCACTCAATCCGAAGACGGCAGTCGCCACGCGCAACAAGGCCATCGACGCCGCGGGCGCGGACCTCAACAACGGCTACCTCCGCGTCTACCAGGGGACCCAGCCGACGGACGCCGACACGGCGCCGATCCAGCTCCGAATCACCCGGTAG